CTGTCCGACCATATAACCAATGTTATACGGTAATTGATTGAACCAGTCGATCACACTCTGGATCCACGCCGGAATCGTTTCTGTGAAGAAAGCTATGACACTGTTCCATGCATCCTGGAACCATTGAACGATGCTGTCACATAATTCTTGCAAATTCATTTTAAAAGTTTCCCATGCTTCCGGTATCGTCACTGTAAAGAAATTGACTATGCTTTCTATGATACCGGAGAACCATTCTACAATGCCGTTCCACATATCTGTCCAGAACTGCCGGAATTCCTCAGAGGTATTCCATAGATAAAGGAACACTGCGACAAGTGCTGAGATAGCGGCAATCACTGCTCCCACCGGATTCGCTGCTAAAGCCGCGTTTACACCAAGTATTGCTGTTTTTACACTTCCTACCATTTTAGGGATATCTTGAATGAAATTCACTATTTTCCAAGCAGCGAATGCAGAACCTACAGCTACAATAACAGGTAACAAAGCATTCAAAACCGCCATGATTTCATCGCTATGTGATAAGACACCGGTAAGTGCAGGAATAACCGTATTAGACAAAACATCACTAAGCCCCTGCATCGCTTTTCCTGCAAATTCATTAAATGTATCTTTTAATGTAGAAATCTTACCATTCAATGTTTGTGACTGCTTGTCCATTGACTGAAAATACTTACCGCCTGCTGATGTAGAACGTTCCATAGAAGCAGTTATCTCATCAACAGAAAGCGAACCGTCAGATATACGGTCATAAAGACTGGCCATAGATTCACCTGTGCTCTTACTGATTTCTTGTAATGGATTAAAACCTGCCTCTATCATCTGTTTTACATCTTCCAGACTTACCTTACCGGCTGAAGACATTTGACCGTAAGCGGTAGCTATACGTGTCATCTTGTCCGCAGACCCTTGTGATATATCACCGAGCATTTGCATTTTTTTCATTGCATCATCTGCGGTGAAACCATAATTCATGAGTAGCTGTGTCGTATCTGCTAGCTGTGGCAGCTCAAACGGTGTATTAGCTGCAATTTGCTTCAGCTGTTGTGTTATTTGTGCAGCTTTTTCAGCAGATCCAGTCATGACCTCAAATGAGGTCTGATATTGCTCGATACTAGCGTTAAAACTGATACCTGCAGAGGCGAAATCTTTTGCAATTTTTCCAAGCCCAAGCGCTGCAACAGTTCGCTTTATGCTTGAACCAAAGGATTGCGTTTTATGCTCGATTGCATTTAATCTCTTCTCAAAATCATCCTGTTGGAGTTGCAATTCAATGATGATCTCTCCATCATTTGTAGCCATGCTTATCACCCGCCTCTTTCTCTATACGTGCAAGTAATTCAGCCTCAATTTCTTGTGGGGTCCTATCATTCTCTTGACACATAAAATCATTCGGAATCTTCCAAAACTCTTTCAAGCGTAACGCTTCTTTCCGTTGCTCTTTTGGCATTTTATCAATTTCTGTTGTTCGATAACCGATAACCTTTATTAACTGTGTGTTTTCAGTTAATCCGTCAAATAAGCTTTTGAATTCATACCAATGTAAATTCACGGTCAGCAAATCAATATGGTATTGTTGCATAAATGCTGCATAAATAAGATCCATGTCAAAGTCGAAGCGATACGGAATATCTTTACATGGTTTCCCCTTTTTAGAAGGTTTCCCCATCCGATAAAAAGAAAAAAGGGCACGTAGTATGTCCTCCTGATTTTCACGCTGTATGGCCGGGTCTACTTCTAAAGCATTTATCAAAATAGAAGTTTTATAGTATGGGTCGATGGAATCATCCGATAGGATCAATTCAAAACGTATCCAACTACGAAAATCTGTATCTATTCTATAACATCTATCTTCTATTCTTATGGTATCCGGAAGATCTTCTCTTGTTAACCACATTTCTTATACCGTATTTATCCTGGGCTTTTTGGAGTTCATTCGTAAACTTACTAAAATTATTTAAGATATCTTCTACCTGTTCTCTCTCTTCTCTAGCAAGCTGAAGTTGTTTTTCTCTTTGCTCCTTCATGAATTCATCCTGATAGATTTCCATTAACTTCAGAACTAGATAATATGGTCGCAAAGACCTTTCGCTCTTAAATATCTTCTTGTAAGCGCCATTACCTAAAACCGTATCAATCGCATGTTCACACTCTTTCAATAGCCCATCTTTAAATTTGATGCCTTCCATCTGGAGCTGCCTAAAATCTTCCAGCACCGCATTTGAATCTAAATCTAGGACATCACAGTTAAATATCTTTCCATCGACATTTAGTTTTCTAAGTCCATTTGATTCGACTGTAATTATTTTTTCTTCCATGTAATCACTCCTTACTCTCCATCAGCTGTGAATGTTTTCGTTGAAATATCAAACTTACCAATCGTAACACTTCCCTTTTGCGCAAATGTTCCTTCTAATGCTAGCTTTCCGCCGCCTTCTCCTGATCCCGGATTATCAGGCTGTACTTCATAAATACGCTGATATGCTTTGAACTCTCCGGATTTTTCCATCTCATTCCAAGTTTCAACTTCTACTTCAGTGAATTTTTCGCCGACTTTTTCTTCTTTTCCTACAGAATATAACCATGCAGCGAATTTGTCTGATGGATATGCAGTTCCGCCATACGAAACATTTGGCGCATACCCCATCAGATTGCTTTCTGCATTCTTTTCTCCGATATACTGCACCCCATCATCAACATTCGGATTCATGGCTTGTGTCCAATCTGTAAGACCCTTATTGGCCAAAATAAAGGATTCTTCAGAACCGAATTTAACATAGTGAAGATTATCCTCCGTTCTAAGCTCTCTAGATGGTATCGCTTTTGTCATATTATTCAAACCTTCCTTTCTTCTCATAAGTTAGTTTAAAGCCGGCCATGAAAGTGGAAAGTTTGACGCCCTCTCCTTCATAGTCAGCTGGCAAATCTGTCATCTCTAACCCGATTGGGCTTGCTCCTTCTAATTTCAAGGATGGAAAGCCTTGTTTTTCTTCTTCTTCGAAGACGCTAGCCAAGGCATATAGTACTCTAGATAAGTCAAGCATTGCTTTTGTATCTCGCTTTGATGATTGCAATAGAACACTAAAGTTAAACTCAGCTTTATATGCACCCGATATGTATTTTTCTTTTATCACCGGGTCTGCATTTCTTTTGAAACACAGAGATGTATTTTTAGAATCATTGAAATACTCGAGACACCAAGGTATACTATCGACATTGATATTTTTCACATACTCGTACAATCTATCCTCTACTTGTACAATATCCTTTGAATTCATTTAAAACTCCTTTCTGAAAACACGTTTCGCAAACCGTATCCATGAACTATTCTTGACTTTCTTCGTCACTTCGAACCAATCCGATCTACCTGTACCATAAGATAGATTCCTTGATGTATATATCTTCGTTTCTCCACGTTTCGCCCACGGACTACCGGATTTTTTTCCGACCATGACCTTTCCTTTCCATTGGAAATGGGCATACAAGACTGCAAAACCTCCCCATTTTAAGAAATTGTCTTTCTTGGATGTGCTGCGAAATACAGAATTTCTCAAAAAGCTGTCTCTTTTAGGAACGTTTGCGTTCGTATCCTTTGCAATCTGTGATTTCAATGCTAGTATCGTTTTCCATTTTGCTTTATCAACTCGTTTCATCACTTTGTCATGGTCTATTTTTACTCTTACTGACATATGATCTCGATGAATTCTGGCTTATCACGTAGAGGATTTATATTAGACACAGAAGTGATCAGATATTCCTTGTCGTTATATACGATGGTATCATCCACATGAATGGAAAATTCTGTTTCAGCATTAGAGACTTTTTCGACAAGTTTCTTATCAGCGATAAAATCATTACAATCTATCGTGATCAAAACTTTATCGTCTGATGTTATTCCTCTTTTTGATAACTTGATTCCGTATGTTTCATCCACTTTAACATATTTGATAATCGCAGACGCTTCTTTCAATTTCCCACTATCGTCTTCACCAAGCCTATATCTAATTGCAATCTGATGGGGCCTTAAGAATCTAGGGGATATCATAGACAAGCCACCGTTAAGCCGGCATTTAGTAATTCGTAATCGAGAAATTCCTTTGCAATCGTAGAGAACGGAACACCTTGCATAAAATGAATCTTTGTATCATCAATTTCAAAATTAAAGCCACTTGTACTGGCTGATTTAAAATGAAAATCCGATTTTCCGTTGAATGCAAGAAGCCCTCCATTCTTAGAAATGAAGTCAATCTCTAATGTTATTATTTCAGTGAAATCTATACCATATTCTTCTATCGGTCTCACTCTCCAGTAAGGTACTTTTGATTTGATGTAAGAATCAATCAGCCGGCATACGCTTGGTTCCAGCTGATTGAATTCTATTTCATCAAGAGTACCACCGCAATTCCGATACTGCGGATATGTGATCATGGTTACCTCCTGTTACACTTCCTCTACGAGATAGATGCGACCGTTCGTCAGCCCTGTGATAGTTGTAACACCTTCGCCAAGAGCTGCCTTTTCCGCTTCCTCTGTAAGTGTTCCATCTGCAGCAGTAAACTTCACAGTAGATGCGTTCTGGACACGGTATGTCTTTCCTGCCTCTAATCCGGTGATCGTCTTATCCCCTGCAGTACCGAGGCTGCCCTTTGCTAATTTCACTACACTTACCGGAGCAGAGATCTTCACCTTGTGGAAGACGCCGGCTTTCTTACTGTTCTTCAGCACGATACCTGCCAGCATTTCGATTTCACCAGTCTTTACAGCTCCCGGTGCTTTCATATCCGGAAGATACGTTTTGATGAGCTTTTCTCCCTTCGGACTGATGCCGTGGCAGGCGTCCAGACCGATCTTGACAGCATAGATAGAGGTTTCTCCGGATGTGTCTGTAGCTACGCAAGGAACAGTGGTCAAACCGTCATAATACTCACCCATGTCTACCATAGGAATGCCGTCATAGTTGTCAACCTTGCGGCCGAAAGCGTCTTCTGTCTGCGTGAAATATTTCAGTTCACGAGCGACTGCGCTCATAATCGTTTTCATACGACGGTTCATGAGTAGCATGTCCGGGCGTCCATCCAATGTCCCCAGCCACTGGTCCAGTTCAAATACGAATTTCTTGCTGTTTGCTGCAATCTTCGTTTCGTCTGAAAGGTCGATAGCTGTTGTAGGGATGTACTCTGTACTCGTTCCCTTTACCAGCTTCTCCAATCCGTCAAAATCAGTTTCCTTGTTTGCGGAGTCCGCATTGATGAAATCGTAATGAAACTTGTTTGAAGCTGCTTTCGTCTTCTGCTGTAACTGAAATGTGATTTCAGATTTTGCGGCCGTATCCTCAAGTACACGATCTACCTGGAAGCTACCACCAAAGATCTTGATATCAGCATTTTTCTTAGTTTTCAGAGCCTCACCCGGCTTGTACTCTTCGTTTAATTTACGTCCTTCTGCCGTGGATGGAGTAAGCAGCTGCATGTACCCGTATGTCATCGTACTGCCACCAGTCCCCGGTGATACTGCATTATCGAAAATCAATTTGTCTAAAAGAAAAGAGTCCCGGCGGAACTCGTCTACGACCATCTGGTCTACTTTGTCGGCCATGCCGACCTTTGCTTGTGCTAATGTTAATGGCATCTATTCATCACTCCTATTCTTTGCCATAGTGTTCTTCAAGGGCGGATTCCCAAGTCAATTCTTTTGTTTCTGGCTTATTGTCATGGTCTCCTCCGAGATTCACGTTCTGTGGATCATCATCTTCAAAAAGAAAACCGTTGTCTTTTTTGATATTTTCCAGCTGCTCTTTCAATCCGGTAACTGTACCATCCTCGTTCAGTTTAACGATGTCAGTATCCAGAAAAGCCATCAGTGCTTTTTCACTCTTTGGCTTCGCCTCTGCAATCGCCAGTTTGATAGCAGCTTCTTTCTTAGCGGATGTAAGGTCATCCTGATACTTCTTTTCCCAGTCTTTTACATCCTGCTGCAGCTTCGCTACATCCACACCATCGAATTTTTTGACAGTATCAGATAACTCTGTGATTTTCGTATCCTTGGCTTTGATTTCATCGTCGTATTTAGATTTTGATACGTATTCTCCACTAGCTAGATTTGCAAGTTTTACTTTGTCATTGCCTTTTAGCTTTGCTTCAACTTGAGTATACAGATCATCACCTAAAAATTCTTTTAAAAATTCCATTATTTCCTCCTGTGTTTTTTATATCCGGTTCTCTCCGGGAATAGGCCGGCAGTTTATATCTCTTGCCATTGAGTAATGATGCAGTTTAAACGACATGCTCAGGTCATGGTAAATGAGGCCCGAAATAGGGCAGCTTCCGCTTCGGTGGATCATTCATGTACGATGTCCTTTCTTTCATTCTCATTCCACAAAAAATGCAGGTATCGTGATATTTAACGACCCTGCAATTTAATTTAGTATCATAATAACAGTGACTTACTGTCACATAAGCGTGTCGGCACACATCATTCTTCGATTGTCTGTATCCCATACGCTTTTGCGCACTGGTTCTCAATTCGGCACCCTCTGGCATTCTTCCAGTCTCCGCCAAAGTACGCAATATCTGCCTGCGAAAGAAATTGTATTGACTTTCCTAAATACCAAACAGGAATAGATTTGTTAATTTCGCCGGGGTAATCAGTAACGAACGAATCTATCAATTCGATTGATTCCCCCATTCGCTTTTCTGCTTTACGTTTGATTTCTTCTCTCTTGTTTAATATTTCATCGTCTGATAAACCTCGCATAGGCTGTGATATAAATAGTTTCTTCATTTCATTCTCCTTGTGGGGTTGCCACTAAAAAAGCACCCAGTTTATGAGTGCTCATCTGCTGCTTCTCTGATTTTCTTTTTGTATTCTTCTAATAGTTTTCTTTTCGGTAACACTTTTCTTGTACTAAGCTGCTGACCTTTCAAAGGAGGAAA